CGCCACACACCTCCCTATACTCGGCAAAGTCTTTACACCCGCCAGAGTTTAAGAATTCTTCGCTAGAGCGTTTCTGCTCTGTAAGTTTGTCGTTCAGCACGTCAAAGACGGTTTTAGCCATTGTCTATTCTCGATTTTCTCGGTTATCGCGGGCAGCTTCTGCTGCGGTACGTTCGTTGTCTACCCGTATTTTTGTAGCGTCCATTATTGCCTTGGCTTCACCTAAGTCATTCTTCGCCTGCGCTTGGTCGTTCTGCGAGGCTATGCGGCTTGCTTCAAGGGACGCGGTAGTTGTAGCTTTCTGTGTATCTAGCTCTAGGCGGGCCGCATCGAGTTGTGCATCCGCTTGATCTTTCTGGGTCTTGCGTTGAAGCTCGCCTTGCTTAAGCTGTAGCTCTTGCTGCTGCATTTGAATGATTGGGTCTTCCTGCTTCTGCTGCGCCTCAGCTTGGGCGGCCTGTGCCTGTTTTTGTTGAGTAAGCTGAATAGCTGCCTTCGATTGAAGCTGTGCAATTTGCGTTTCAAGCTCTCGCGGCATCTCTTCGTTCGGGGCAGGTAGTGGTGCGCCTATTGTTTCTTCAATCTGGCGACGGTACATAAACGCAGTGTGCTCAGCGATATGCGCTTGCATTTCGCCGTTAATCTGGTTTGCTAAGGGGTTCTGCCCAATAGTCTGAGCAATCATCGGGTCTTGCATAAACGCTTGATGTGTAGCGATATGCGCTTGATGGTCTTGGTACATAAACGCTTTAACCGGATTACTTATTAAAATATCCATATTCTCACTGACCGGATCAAGCGGGTGCATATCATCATCTGTCGGTACTAGCTTATCTGCGTTTTTAATCCCTAACACCTCGATCATCTGGCGATGAAGCTGAGGTAAGTCGTAGATTTGGGGGGCGGCCTGCGCCATCTGCATAACAGTCTGATACTGCACAACGCGCTGTGCCATCGTACTGCTATTAGGATCACTGACGGGAATTACTTCCACCGTGGCATAGTCGGCTTGTCTAGCCCTAGGCTCGCCACGGTCAGGCACATACATATAGTCTATCGGGGCATACTCAGCAATGATCTCGCGTAGGAGTTTAAATTCCTGTTTCATCGCATAATGGACACGGGATTGCACCGCAGCCATAGGCTTAAGAGTACGCTCTAACAGCGCAAGAGTGGTTCCAACAGGCGCATTTGCGCTCATGTCAGAGATATTCATGTCGGATATAGCCCCTAAACGGCGACCTTCCTCAGTAATCTTGTTTAATAGTGCTAATAGCGTCTGGCTAGGCTCTTTATAGGGTAGTGGTAGGATATTGTCCCGTATCGACCCGCTAGGCACGTCCACATCACGGAACTCACCCGGCCCGATGGGCGTATCGTCGCCCTTAACCCGCAATCCACGAGACTTTAAGCCACCGGGTAGGTTAGATAGCGTACCTGCGTCAACTAACTGACGAATTAGAGACGTTCCCGCCTTAGCGTACCCACCAATAATGTGAATTAAACCAAGACCATAGAAGCCAAACCCCGGTACGTACACGTAATGGACAAAATGTTGGCGTTTAAGTGTCAAACCATCGTCAGGGTTCCAGTTACGGCGAATACTTAACACCGTATTACTGCCACGTTCTATCGTAACCACGTAAGGTTGCGCGATTTCTAGCCCATCCTCAGCTTCTTCACCCAAACCATCAATAATTAGGTCAGCATGTATCTCATACAAGCAGTAACGGTCGTCGTCACTAAGAGAAAATCCGCCTTCTTCGGCCTTTTTCTCCTCAATATCGCTGTGGTACGGCTCAGGATCGCCCAGATCAGTGTCCAGATAGAACCCTACAGCCTGTAGTTTAACCAAATCGTTCTTAGTTTTACGCATAACGTGCGTAACCCGCTCGGCTTGCTCTATATTAGACGCACCATAAGGGACAATTACGTCCTCAGCAGGGATGTATATAGACACTTGACGGCCTAAATTGGGGTCGTAGTACACCTTTTTGAACGCAGAACCGGCTAATCCTAAGCTGTACAGCATCCTTTCATGCTCAGGACGGTACTCAACCATAACCTCAGTCAGCTCGTAATTCATGTCAGTCTTGACACGAAGGGCTGCATCTTCCTTCTCGCGGGTGATTTCCCCGAGAATCTTAGTCTTAACCGGCCCCGCTGCGGGGAATGTCTCGCTCATGGCTTCAGCTTGGAAGCGAATAGCCGCTTCGGCCAAAACTGTGCTGTAAACACCACACGCGTCTTCCCACGGACTAGAACGCTGCTCCATTTTAAGCCCGACAGTTTCTAATCCTTTGACAAATGTATCTGCCCACTCTTTACGTGAATTAACATCAGAATCAACTGAGCTAACAAGATCATTCGCTATCTTAGTAAGTGCTTGGTCATCGAGGTACTCAGCAAGATTGGCATCGAATGGCGCGTCGTCTAAGTCCCCCGACTCTTCCCCGAAGGTAATCTCAACACTGCCGTCTTCTAGCACTACTTCAACGCCTTCGTCAGACATGACATCTATCGCTATCATGGCTTCGCCTTCTTCCATGTCCTCAATGCCTTCCGGCAAGTCGTATAAACCTTTCTCAATTGCCATCTTAGTTGTCCTTAGTAGTAGCCGCCAGTTCTATGCTTAAAGTATCTCTGCTCTTCTCTTTCGTCCGAAGGCAAACGAATAAACCCGCCCTGCCTAAACCGCATAAGGGCCATGATGGTACAGTCAACAAGGTCATCGTTGCTCCCGAACGGAAACGCAGCCACTTCATCTACTAGCACCTCAGCCCACCGCGTGCGAGGAACCCAGCAAATACCGGATAATACTATATCTGCTACAGAGTTCAATCTAGCTGTTTTGTCCCCTGAGCCTCTGTGGGGAGTGTAGTCAGTAACTGGAATTCCCATTCTACGCATTTCTTGGTATAGGGGTGTACCATTACTTTTCTTCTCCACAATAAACGCATCTGGCTGCTCGTCAGCATAAATCTCCTTCGCCCGCTTTTTAAGCTCAGGGAATTCTAAACGCTCCTGTATAACATCTAATAAGATGATGTTATACGCCTCCTCTTCTTCGTTCATAAACACCCCCCAGCGTGTGATGCCCGTATAGTCAGCGCGGTTATTTTTCTCCGCTGCAGCATCTAAAGTAACAATAACGTACTCACACGTAGGGGGTTCCTCCTCCTGCCATTCCCGCCAGTACTCCCGCTTAATAATAGCGGCTTCTTCTGCGGTGGGGTGCTGCTGGTACTGGGAATTCCACTGGAACAGGGGCATTGATGCTTTGGTTCGATGAAGTGCGGCTAAGGTAAAGAACTCAGGCCAAAGCGGTTTCTCTTTTACCCTCGATTTCTTTAGCGCACTTATTGGTATCGGGCTATCTGGGGATACTTCAATCTCGACAGGCTGCATGAACCCATCCTCGTCAGCCTGCTCTTCTACAGTTACGTAATAGTCTTCTGGTATTTCAAACACAGCAGGAAATTCAACAACGTGGTATGTATCAGCTTGGTCGTTGGTCGCCATGTCTCGGACTAGCCGCCCCGTCAGGTCATCCATGTGCCATCTGGTCTGGACTACCGCTACCCTTCCCTTCGGCATGAGTCGAGTACGCGCCCCGTAGGTAAACCACTCGTAGGCTTTCTCAAATACCCCGAAATTACCGTTAATTACATCTTGCTCCGAGTGGGGATCGTCAATAATGAGCAAATCCGCACCACGACCCGCAATCGAGGAGCCTATACCACAGGCGTAGTACTCGCCGCCCGCGCTTGTGTTCCACCGTCCTGCCGATTTACTGTCACTAGACAGCCCTACGTTCGGGAATATCTTCTGGAATTTCGGTGAGGAGATGAGGTTACGCACTTTACGACCAAAATCCACGGCCAAGTCCGTAGTGTGCGACACCATCATTACTTTTTTAGTGGGGTTACGGCCTAAATACCACGCTGGGTAGTACAAAGACGTTAGGATGCTCTTGCCGTGCCGTGGTGGCATGTTTACCGCCGCTCTATCCTTGCCCGTAGTCGTACCATCTTCGTGTTCGGTTAGGCCACCTTCCAACTCCATAAAAAGATCGGCTAGTATCCTGTGGTGTTTACCAACAATGTAGTCCTCTTGCATGTAGCAACAGAAAGCAATCAAGTCATTGTACGCCCCGTCTATCGTGTTCCGTTCCTCCAGAGCCTCTAGGCTCTCTAGTATCTCTGTAGCTTCCGCTTTAGAGTAGTTGTCGATGTTTTTAAGCAGGAGGTCAATTTCTTCGGGAGACAGGGGATCACCCGCTAGGGCAACGGGTTTAGGCAGGATGTTCTCTGGGGTTATGTCAACTTGGGTTGGCATCTTTTTCTTCTTGATCATCTGCAAAGATGACTTCACCTTCAGGGCTGATGGATTTCTTTAAAGTCAGCAACTTTTCTTGCAGCTTGTCTTTAAGTTCCTTGCTAGAGCGGTGTGTGACCACCACTTCCTTCTTCTCGACAAATAAACCTATGTGGCCCATTTTGCCTAGTAGCTCCAGTGCGCGGATGCGGATGCGCCCATCAGGGTTTTCAGTCTCTAGTACTAGCTTGTTGACCACGGTGTTGCGTACCTCTGCGGCGTTATTCGCAACTAGAGCACCGAATTCTTCGAGTATGTGGTGGGTTTGGATAAGAGAGGCGCTTGTTAGTGTAGCGAGGCGGGAATCAGTCACCTCTTTAGAGGTACGCTCCATGTCCTTTGCGTAAGCCATAGCCAGCGTAGCGGCAACATCGTTATCAATCTCGCTAGGTTCACCGGGAGATACGCCGTGTTCTTCAAGCTCAGCAATCGTTTTACACGCGGCTGCAGCACGAACAGCTAAGTCCATGTAGTTCACGTTTTTAGGAATCTCGATGCCGAGTTCCGGGGTTAGCTGTAAAGCCATAGTGCCTTCGCGCCAGTGATACTGGGATAGGCGAAGTATGCCAAGTTTGTTATTTTTTTGCAAAAAATTTTTTAGGGGTGGGTTTTGGGTTTTACTATGAGAAACGTGGGGAAATGCAAAAGATTCGTCTGGATTAGTATGTATACACGCGCTGGCGATCCTTCGGAATTTTGGGGCATAGGGTAGGGGGTGGGGCAAGCACGCGGGCTGCAATTTTGCGGCAATATGCCGCGTTTTTCTGGCTATCGGTTTTCAGACACTGGCAATTGTCCCGTCAATTCACTACTATGGGAACCATCAAAGCGAAGCAATGCTATTAGCATATACAGCTTTGATTCATTGGAGTAAACAGTATGAGTACATCAAACGTTTCAACAATAGCAGCGGTGGCACTTGCTACTATCCCAGCCATGACACGTGCCGAAGCATTCGCGGATACGGCAGTGCTAGCAAGTTATGCATTCGCTTCCCTAGGTTATGAAGAGGCAGCTACCAAGTCTAGAAAGGATAAAGTCGCTACGTATGCGATGGCATTGGTTAGCCGTGGTGTGGTAAGTCTGCCGACCGCCTTTGATCGCAACGGCATTGATGGGGCGGCGTTAATCACTTCCCTATTGCCTACACTTGGAAAGGCTAATATTGCACTGTTAGCTAATGGCTGGAACCAACCCAAGTTAACTGCAGCCTTTAAAAAGGCTTTTCCAAAGAGAGTTGATCGAAAGGAAAAACAGGCCGCCTTTGACGCGGATATTGCTGCCCGTAAGCTGGTTATTGACAGTATCGGCAGACTATACGGTCTAGTCTATAAACACTTGGAGGGGGTTGCGGACGGCTCAGTCGGCAAGAAGGGCACTGGTA